CGAGAATTATTACCCGCTTCTTTGCCACTGTGCATCATGATCAAGCACATCGCCTGCATAAGAAGCAATACATGCGAAAAGTGCGCACCACGATGGGCGTGCAGTATGACCTCAAGTTTTCTAGAGGCTCAGGATCTCCTGAGACCTCAGTTTTCAACAGTATAGAGAACAAATTCATCGCATTTGTCGCTCATCGCTGCCACGAGACCGCAGAATATGATGCGCCTGGGCCTATGTCCGCGTATCTTGCCCCTGGTCTTTATGGTGGAGATGACGGCGTCACATTTAATGTCTCTGTCCGAGACCTCGTTGAGGCTGCCAAGCTTGTTGGCCAGTCATACGCCTCCGAGTTGCACAACCGTGGCGAGCCCATAAAGTTCCTGAGCCGCACTTATGGTCCCAGAATTTGGTATGGAGACCCTAGCTCCGCCTGCGACCTGGATAGATCCATGCGTAATTTTAATACCACCACGAATCTTGTGCAACATGTGACCCCAGTCATGAAGCTTATTGAGAAGGCTCGCGCCTATTGGCTAACAGACGCCAACACTCCATTTATTGGCGACTTTGTTTCTGCCGTAATGGAGTCCGCTGATGCCCTCGGCCTTGACGAAATTGATGACCATTCTTTAGACCCCATGCGTTCTTGGAACTCGAGAATCCCTAAAGACTTGCAGTACCCCAATGAGTTGGAGCCCTCGGACCTCTCTTGGGTGAATGCCCCACCAGGTTTTAACGCCGACGAATTTTTGACGTGGCTTCATGGAATTTACGATAGCAATAGGTCACATGAGAACAAGCTTAAGGCTTATCTCGATCCTCCTTATTGCGATATTCGTCCCCTGCCCGTCACCGCTCCCGAAGAGGCTGTGGTTGGAGATTCTCTCCATCCTAAAGCAGACAAGTCCTCGCCCCCTCTTCTCGTCCTCAAACCTCTGAGTGAGTGTAGCCCTGCTGCCGCGTTTGCAGTCCCAGCTGTTCCTTTTGCCGCCTTCCAGAAGGCTGCACCTGCCGCTCCATTTGTGTTTACCGGCAAACAGCCTAAGCCCGCGAAGTCTAAGCTCGTTCCCTGTCCTGCATGCTCCCTTAACGGCAAAGTGCCGAAGCATGACGCATCCCACTGTTGGGCTGGCAAAACCTCTCAAGAGATTGCTGCCCTTAAGGCCGCTAGAGCTGAGAGCACAACGTGCTCCAAATGCTCCACGGCCCTAGGAAAACCTGCCAACCATTCTACCCAGAACTGTTGGGTTGGCAAGACCCCAGAAGACATCCGCAAGCTTAAGGAAGCTGCGA